AGTCTGCAATAATCTATTTTGTCTATCTGTAGAGGACATCGGCTATTCCTTGTTTATACAATAATATTTAGCAGATATTAAAAAGTGCGTATATTATTGTAGGAAGCCTGCTTCTTCGTCAAACTTGAACTGAAGCTTCTCTACAATGCTATATGGAAGGTATGCTAATTCACATTCAATAAGTATACCACTTTCATATGAATCAACAGTTATTTGGTTAACTTGAACCCTTGGATCATAGTTTACAATTCTTGAAACATTGCTTATAATTGCGTTTCTTGCATCGTCTGTTAACGGTTCAAAAAGTATGTCCCAAATAATAGTTCCAAATTCAGGATCACTTAGTTTTTCACCTTGGCGAATATGGAAATGATTGATGATATCTTGTTTTATTAGAGCAATATCGTATAACACATGTGAACTTGTGTTTTCATCAACTGTGCTGAATCCTTTGTATGTAGGACCAGAATCTGCAATCTTATCATACGTTGTGTTAGATTTAACTTTAATTTCTTGGTAAAGATTTTTTTCTAAAGTGCTCATAACGTATTTACCTTAGGTTGGCTTCTTGAATGTATCTGGAACTGATGGGAAAGGTGGTTCAGGTAGTTCGTCAGTAGTACCGTTTAATAATAGTCCTTGTCGAGCTTCTTCATTTTCAGGATCGTCATAGGGTTTAGCTGCTGTTTCTTCGGGTACACAGTTTTTAGGATCAAGATGTTCATGATCTGGCCATGGTTCGTGATGCGGAATACGCACCGGAACACTTGCTGTTCCAGCTTCTTCTGCTGCACCGTCTGAACTGTTCATGTAAATCTTGCCATCGGTAGTTTCTCTATGATCGCCACCAGCATAAATGTTTGTATTACCATCTGCTTTTAGTTTGCCGTCGGCATCTGCTTTTATTTCCCAGTTACCAATAGTGTGTACAAAAAAGTTTCCGTCTGTGGTAATATTCATATTACCTTTTGCTTCAAAATTTATGTCTCTGTCAGCATAAAAATTAATGTCGTTTTCAGTTCTAAAACTAATGCTGTCTTTTGCATAAACATCAATTTTTCCATTACCTGTCATTTCGATCCAACTGTTGCCGCTACCGTGTGAAATATAAATCAAATCTTCAGTATTATGCATTACAATTTGATGACCTTTACGTGTTTTGATACGTATTAGATCATTAGCAGGTAAAGTTACATCGCCGTCTGTTTCTCCAGCGTCAAAATCAGCATATTCCATTTTATCAGCTTCGTCGCCGCTTGCTGGTTTTTTACGCAATAAAGATGCATCGCCGTCATCCATTACAAATGAACTTCCGCCAAGTCTATTAAAAGGACGGTTAACAGATCTTCCAGGTTTGCCGTAAGTAGCTTTTGGTCCATTAAAATCTAACGGTCCAGGAGTACTCCAACCAAATACATGACTAGGTGCTTCTCGTCTACCGCTAGATGTATTTGTGCCTCTAATATGATCATCAATTAATCCTGCATCTTCCAATCGTTTTTTCTCGTCAGGATTAACAGGCTTTAAAAATTTAGTTGGATCTCTACTAGTTCCTTCTTCTTGTTTTTTGTTATATTCACCAACTGGTAATGCTTTGGTATTATCATCTTTGTTGTAACTTGTAGATGCATAGCCAGGTGTCATAAAGTTTACACCAGTATCAGGAATACAACCTAACCAATAGGCTTTTGAAAAGTCGCCTTCAGGCATAACAACAATTACTCTAGTACCTACATCAGGCGGTACTGCCCAAAAACCGTAACTTTTTTGTGTACTAGGATAATCATCATTGTTACTAAGTCCATGATTGGGTGTTGTTCCAAAAAATGGACTTGCATACTGACAAATAATATAGTCTGTCATATTGCCGCTGCTAGTACGCTTTGTTATTTCAACTTCAATTGAACCCATAAAATTTGTGTCAAGATGGTTTACTACTACTCCTACATATATGCCGGAGTTTTGTTGTCGTCTACTTGGGGTTCTTTGTTCTGTTGACATTAGGTATCAGTTCTCGCATTTGTTATAGGTTCAATATCATTTGCTGGTGTACCTTCGCCAACAGCTCTGCCGCCTTTGAGATCTGATAGAATTGCACCTGCAATGCTTTCAAGAGTTAAATCTTGATTTCGCTTTCTATTTAATTTCAGTGTTTGTGTAAACACACCATCTTTGAAATTATTTTCAACAACAATTACTTGGTAAACACCACTAAACATTGCTATAGGTAAGAATCCTCCTAAAGGATATTTTACAAATCCATCTTCTTGATCATAGTCAATAGGAGTTCTAAAGTTTAAAACTATGTGTACTTCTCCGTCTATAGGATTCATACTACCGTCGATTGTAATTGCACTGTTTAAAGGATTAGAAATTCCAACAAAGTTTCCAATTCCTGCGTCTGCTAAGAAATACGGATCTCCGTGTATAGTTAAATCAAGTCCTATTAAATCATTGTCGCTATGAATTAGCATATCATTTAATTGTCTAGCAATACTAACTAATGTGCCTTCTCTTGCGCCGCCGCCGTTTGCAGGCCTATCTGTAGCATTTATATTTCTTACAGTTGAGTTTCCGTCTGCTTGTGCAATTCCAGTACCTGCTGCTTGACCAGGTCCGCTTGTTGCTGGCTCGCGATCGCCTTGAAACCATTCAGCTACGCTTCCAAAAATACTATCTTGTTGGCGTTGACCTCTTGAGCCTTGTATACCTGTATAAAATGCCATATTAAATTGTAGATCAAAATCGACAATATCTGTATTTTGTCCTGTGTAGATGTAACTATACGATTTAATTGCTTTTGCTTGTCTAGTAAATGTTGCTAATACATTTGATGCTGGAGCAGCAATATTCGATATATCTACTTCATACGGAACAACTCTATACACATATATTTTAGGTGATTGTCCTGTTGAGGCTGCACTAAGCGGATTTGTTCCGTTATACACTTGAGTTTCTATTCTTACCCACTCTACTCGACCAAACATATCAGGCTGGTTTGTTGCAAACTCTCTGCCGTACTCACTAAGCAATACAACTTCTTCTATTATATCTTGTATTTTTGAACCCGCAGCAAATTGAAAAACTCTGTTTTCTGTATCATATGTTAGATTTCCTCTAACAAAATATCCTTCTTTTTCTTCAGATTCTACAAATCCTGCTTCTTGGAATGGGAAGTTTCCTTGCTCTGTTGCGTTTTCTACAATTTTACTTGAACCAATTCTATTCCAGGATGCTGCATTATCAGCTGCTGTTTTTAATGTGGCACCTAATGCCGACGACGGAATTGCAGACTGCGAATTTTGTTGTGCTTCAGCAACTGCTGCTGAGTCAAACTCTCCACTAGTATCGCCTGTTATACTTTCATATACTTGTTGTAATGTATTACCTACTTTAACTGTTGCAGCATTTACAGCCGATGCAAATGTTCCGCCAATACTATCTGCTAAGCCGCCAGTTTGAGGAAATTGAATAACATATTGATCCGCTGCTGGAACATTGTTAGTTCTTGCTAGTTCTGCTAAATTATGGTTAACCTTTCTAGTTAAACTGTCTTCACCAGACTGTAACACTTGTCCTACAGTATCACCTTTAATTTGTAAATCTTGTGTAGTTGTTTGGGTAGCATCTGTACTTGCCATATCGTTATAGGCAACTGCTTCAACATGATATTCTGCACCTGACTCTGTAACTTTCATTGCTGCTTTAGCAATTCTAATAGGAAAGTGTCTCTGACTGAATAACGGTGCTTTAACATTTCCGTCATCATCATATCCTTTAAATGCCACACTTAGCAAAAACGGTGCTTCGATATAATTTGAATGTCCTGCAACCAATGCTGCTGTTCTTAGATTGTGTAGAAACTGTCCCATTGAATATGGTTCAATAACTTTAAAACTAACTGCCATTGCATTTGATAGTCTAGTTCCTGGATTAGGCGCACAGTGATTTTTAATGTGTACGTCTTCTATAAAAAATTCTCTAACACCATCAGTTTCATAGATAGTAGGAATTTTTTGACCTCCAGTGCCGCCACTTTTGATAACCTTTATCAAAGGACCCATTGTTCTATAACTAAGAGGAAAATTTAATTCTAAGTTAGTTAGACACCCTAAAGTAAAAATATAGTTGTAACTTGCAAATTGATCTAATTCATTCCTATAAGGAGGAAATCCTCTTCCAAGCAATGATAATGCACCGCTTAGTGTAGGATTTTGTATTAGTTGGGTTACTTGTGCTGCTTTTGTTGCAACGTCAACAACGGGTCTTACTGCTTGACCAACGACACCTGTAGCCACAGTGTCAAGTACGCCGCCACCGCCCACAACAATGTTTCCTGCTGTAGACACTGTGTTTGTTACATCTCGTGCAAGTGTACTACCAGAATCTTGATTTACCGGTGTTGTTATAGGTGATCCGTTATTCGGATTAACTGCCATATTATATTCCTAGTTGTTGAGCTAGATTTTCGCCTTTTGGTAAAAATATTTTAACACCTGGTACCATATCGTACACTGGATCTTTTAATACATCCATATTCCTTTGAGCAAAAACCCACCACAATTTTTCTGATCCATATAAATCGTATGCTAACAAGTCGGGTCTAAATGTGTATTGTGTTTGTACTGTATACAGTACATCATCTGCTTCTGCAGGAACAGGTCTAATAGATAATACATCTAAGAATTGCCCTTGTACTATTGTTGTTCGATTCCACGGACTTGTTGCTTCGTATTGTGCTGCCATTAGATAAATCCTTTTCCGTCTACAACATATTGACCATTAACAAATGCATCTAAGCTAAATTTTGTAATATTCTTTCTGCTGTAAGTAGGTTGTACAACAACTGATATAGAACTACGTGTTGGAACCCATGTTCCGTTGTCGCCAACACCAACTTGTATGTAGTCTACATCGTTTGGAAGTTCTACTGTAAACATTTGCACCACAACTGGTACATCTTTAAACACATAATCGCCGTATCCATTTAATTTTACAATAGGTGGCGGTGAACCTTGATTGCTAGTAGCACCATATGCCATCTTGGTTATTGATCTTAGATAGTGCGTTGCTGCAACCCAATACTGACCTTCTTTTTCATTTTCAATAAAAAAGTCGCCAATAATAGTCATAGCATTCACTTGACTGTTCTGATAAGCTGGAAACACATAATTACTATGTGTAGGATGCAATGCATTATAGTTTGCACTGTGTTCCATGATAATTTGGGGAGTATATGGCCACATAAACCCATCAGTTTCGAGTAACGGTGTTAGCAATTTACTAGATTTGTAGTTTTGCGGTACAGAAAGACGGACACGCCAGTCTAAGTTAACTTCTGAACCCCATCTAGCTTCAACAAATCCAGTTCCAGCTGATGGAGCGGCACCTGGTAAAAGACCAACTGATCTTAGTGCTTTGCCAAAACCTGTGTCTGAAATAGCATTTGTTACTTTTTGACCTACGTTACTAGGTATGCTTGCAATTGATTCGCCAACTGATAATGCACTACCTTGTAAGTTCTCTACGCTACTTTGAGGATTCTGTGTTGTCATAAAAAAATGTTCTCCTATAGTATTATTTAGTTGACTTTATTAACAGAGTATATTATAATATATACTTATTAACCGGAGAATAGCCTTGAGGAAACAAAACTACCTAAACAACAAAGATATTTTAAAGGAAATACATAAATCTAAGAGCAGATTTTGTAGTTTCGTAGATCCAGAGTATCATCAATTTGATATCATTTTACCAGATATTGAAAAAATTAACATTCGAACTATTGCTGAAGCAAAAAGAAACAAAGCAAAAAGACTTAGTACGGAAGAATACGATAGACGCAAAGCGGCTGGTGAAAAAGTAAAACAAGCAGAATGCGAACACGATTATAAAAAAATTACAAAAGAAGAACTAATTTTTAGGATTATGACATTTGATCATATTCCTGAAGAGCCTGGACGTAAAAAGAATCCTAAAACAATAGCAGATACAAAGGTA